CGAATATTTCTTTTTTGTTGTTCTGCTTTTTTTCTTAAAAGAAAGATAGTATTATAAAGTTCAAAATACTTTGCGTGAAGAACTGGGATATTTAAAGATTCTGTATGTAAATTATCTGGATCTATTTTTGAATCTTTCTCCCACATTTCTTGAATTTTATCAAGATCAAGGGTCATAAAGGATTGCCACCTAAATCAGTTATATTGTAAATAGTATACTTGAAACTGACATCTGCTGTAAAGTATTGGATGTCAGTTTGAGTCGCATCAAAAGTAAGTGTTGCTAATGAATATGGAAACAAGTCTTTAAAGGAAACTTGGAAGTTTGGAATCTGACTGCTTGTTAAAACCTGTAAAGTAGCATCAGAATAAATGTTTAAACCTTTCTGTATGTAGTTTGCTCCCCCATATGCCTCTGCGTTGTTTAATTCGGCAAACTGATCCAATTTTTCTGGATATCCAAGACCACGAATCCAGTTTTGAATTGTGTTATAGTTTTCTAAACTTTCATCAACAAGAAATCTTAAGTTTAAATCACCAAAAATAATTTTATCTCCAGGAATATCAATGTCTTTTAGATATGATGGTTGATTTGCAACTCCCAAAGTCATTTCTGGTATGTTTGCTTCGTTACAGAAGAATGATACCTTTGGAAATCTAGTTAACGTAAATTTAAATCCTGTAGGTGATAGAAAATTTCTATTCTCTATCTGTGATGCCTTTGCCATCTTTTTTTAAGTATTTAGATAAAAAAAGAGGGTCCGAAGACCCTCTCATTAAACCTTGTGAAATTAAATCACATTAGGTTCTTAACAGCAACTCTACGATAGTAGCGGTTGGTGTTAACATTAAGTCTTCCAAGACCCTGGGTAGTACCCTCAGCGAATGGGTTTGCAACCATTCCATAACGGGTCTTAAAGCCAATCTTTGGCTGGAAGCTGTTCTCGCCAACGGCACGTACCATTTGGAGAGGAACATATGGGCAGTAGAAGAGACCAGCGTCATAAGGTGAAGAACCCTTATAACCAACAACGTAGTATTGGTTACCACCGGTAGGTGCTGCGTTACCTGCAGTCAGGTTGGACGCATATGGGTCGATATAAACGCGGAATTTGCCCATCAGAGTACCAGCAAATGTATTGCCAGTATCATCTACGTTCAGGTTAGCGTTGAGTGCAGGGGTGTAATCAAGAACACCAGCCATGGTCAGTGCTGAAGCAACGTCAGCGGAGCAGAGGACGATGTTGCCCTTCCCGCGACGAGTTCTCTGAGCGATAGCGTTTGCGTCTCTTTCAATTTGGAACAGAAGACCCTTGAACTTCTCAACTGACCAACGACCGTTTGAATCAACGTCGAGGTCGAATACACCAGCGGTTGCAACGTTTTGTGATGCACCCTTTTCAGCGGTCAGATAGATGGTTCTGATAACTTCGCGGTTGATTTCAGCGAGGATCTCAGTGCTGAGGATGTTAGCAAGCTCAGCTTCTGCATTCAGACCGTGGATAGCCTTGAGGTCTTGAGCGAGCTCAAGTGAGTACTCAGCCTTCAGAGCGCGTGACTTAGCAGTAACGGTGACTTTCTCGATCGAGAATGCCATTTCGTTAAAGTTGTTGCCAGTGGTGCCATCGCCCAGTGCTTCTGAATCACCAGTGGTCATACCCTGACCAACGTTGTAGTCAGTAGCAGCAACTGAAGAAGCATTTAGAACAGCAGGGTTGGATCCTGACTGTGCGGTTGTACCAATACCTGAAGCAGGTTGTGAGAAGTCACTACCAATGCCAGTGTTAAATCCACTATCAGTTCCAGAGAATGCTGAATCAACTTCGTTGTAGAAGGTCTCAGTGCCGCTCTGGCTGCTATAGCGTGAACGCATTGCGAAGATGAGTCCAGTAGGACCGCTCATTGGTTGAACGCCTGCAACGTCATAGGCGATCAGGTTAGGCATCGAACGACGGATCAGTGAGATCAGTACGGGATCGAAACCTGCGGTAGGACCACCAGCAGCAGCGGAACCACCGAATGCACCCTGAGTACCAGCAGCGTTACCACTGTTGGTTGGGGATTCCATCAGGTTATGCATTGAGCCGTGCTCAAATGCAGATTGCTCTCTTAAAAATCTTTCTTGGTTTTCTAGCAGGACGGCGGTTACCGCTCTACGATGCGAATCTTTGATTGAATCAAGACCCTCATAGTTGAGGAGAGGTGCCCACTTTTCCTGCAGATGCTCGGATTGGAACATTTGCGTTTACCTTTGTGAATGTTTGTGTTTGATTAATGTTGAATTCAGTTTCTAGCAACTGCCTTAAGGGTCTGCAGATAAGCAGCCATTGAACCTGAAACAGATTCAGGTGAGCTGTCTACTTGCTCAGACAGACTTTCAGTTGTTGCTTTTGGAGCTTTCGTGCTAGAGAAATATGAATCTCTAAGCATCTCCAGTTTTTCACGATATTTTGTTTCACTTTCAAACTCAACACTTTCGGCAAGTGAAGCGAGCTTGTCTTTCTGAGTAGCAGCAAGGCCCTCAGAGACTTTTTCAAAGATTCCTTCGGCAACCGACTCTGCGAGACGCTTGTTTAGGGAAACGTTCTTCTCAATTTGCTCGTTGAGTTTTGTTTCCATATCATCAAGTTTTTCTACCATACTATTAAGAACATCGTATTTATCTTCAGGGATTGTTACATAATGTGCTTCAAAAAGTTCCTTCATTCCAGAAAGGAATGATTCGGTCATTTCGGTCTTAAGACCATTTTCAATAACGAGTGCATTTTCTTGCATCCACTCGTCAGCAACATATTCGAGGTATGCATCTACACGCTCACCAAGGAGAGATTTGATTTCCTCAACTTCCTCAGCAAGTGCTACTGCATACTGCTCTTCAAGATTTTCTTTAATTTGAGCAACTCTTGAAACAAGAGCAGCTTCGAAGATAGTGCGTGCTTTCTCTTGGAATTCCTCAGAAAGGTCTTCACCAGCAAGAAGAGCATTTACATCCTCTTCAATATCAAAAGACTCTTCCATTTCCTCCTCTTCTTCTTCCTCTTCTTCCTTATCTTTCTTCTTACCGCCCTCTTCCTCTTCTTCCTCTTCTTTAGCTTCTACGATTTCCTCTTCGGTCTCTTCTTCGATGAGATCTTCATCTTCGAGTTCTTCTTCCTCTTTTACACCTTTCATCGCTTCAGCAGGCTTGGCACCCTTGGTTACAACATCCTTAACTTGCTTAAGGGTTCCACCTGGAGTCTTTAATTTAGCTGAATCATCAGTTGAACGATAGTTAGATGGATCAGGTCCACCTAAATCTTCCCATCCTCCTGTTTGTCCTGGTGTTGCACCGGACAGATGTGGCATTGCATCTGCTGCTTTAGCGTTTGCATTAACAGCAGTTTTGGATTGCTTAGTGCCTACTTCCATTTCTTGTAAATCTCCACGAGACATTTGAACTCTCCGATTTTCCTGTAGTAAATCTATATTTATTTATAAATTAAGAAATTACAATGAATTGATAAACTCATTGAATAATGATAATTTGTACTCCTCAAGAATACCTTGATCAACAAGAGTATTTATTCTATTTTTTGTATTCTCTGCAACCTTTTCTCTTAGCATACCACCATCCCAAATCCATTCCTTTCCTTCCATAATGCCTTGAACAAACGCATCGGGTGCAGATGGATCAGCAACAATATCGGCAGCAGTTGCGAGCATAAAATCTTCACCAACTTCAGTGTATCCTTCTCTGGTTGGTTTTACTGATCCGATACCGCGAGAAGAAACGCCAAGAGTTACTCCTTCTTTTAAAAGTGACTCTGCAATTTTTCCCATTGGGGTAGAAAGGATCTGTGCCTTACCAATAAAATTATTTCCTTCTTGAGTAAGAGAAACGATTTTATGAGAAACTCTATCGAGGTTCACCGTTGGTCCATCTGGGTGACCAAGTTCTCCGAGAGCACGACCTTTGTTTACATATTGTTCAGTATAACGCTTTACCTCTCTTTCCATTACAGGCATACGGTACATTCTACCATTTCTGTTTACAACTTCAGTCTGGAGAAAAGGACCTTGAATGTAAAGGGTTTTTTTACCGTTTACAGTTTCGATAAGAACTTCTACTGATTCAATTTCTTCAGTAATCAGTTTCATTTTAAGCGTCTCCTGCTATTTGAACTTGTTGAAAATAAATGGATCCTGAACCACCTGCTGCACCAATTGCAGAAATTTTATTAGAATTAATTACTGTTGCATCCGATGCAGAAAATGCCGTTACAATTCCACTTGAATTATAATTAACTGTCATTTTTGTAGAAAAATAACCATCATAATCTGCAGTTGTATTTACTGCTAAAACTTCTTGATGTGTAAAGTCATAATATGATTGCCCAGTTACTGATAAAGAAACATAGTCACCAACACCAAAAGGAACTTGTGTTCCTTCGGGAACTGTAACAATTGTGGTAGTTCCAGTTGTAACTCCAACAACTCTATTTGATGCTTTTGTAAGAGCAAGAGTTGCAGATCCTCCAGAAGGAATATAATAATCTGTTGTTGTTGCAGTTGGATTTGTACCAATTACAACGTGAGCAGCACCGTTGAATGCAACCACTCTTAAAACACTTGATCTAACTGAAAATGCTGAAGATGTTGATGCAGCTCCAGCAGTAAATGTAAATGAGGATCCTGCCCCAACTGGTCTATGAGCCATTATTTTAAAATATACACTTTTAGTTATTTATTATTTAATAAAATTACCTCTGTTCAATCCAGTTCAATACTGCAAGTGCTTTTTTGTTGGTGTTTGGAGATGCACAAACAAGTGTATAAGTGTCACTAATTGTTCCAATGCCACTTCTACCTAACTGAAGTGCTGCTTTAATATCAAGATCAACTAACGCACCACTACCATTAATTACAAAACCACTCAAAAGATCACTTCCACCAGATACTGCAGTTTGAGTGATATTATACTGCATAAAAGAGTTTGGATCGGGATGATCTACCCAAGTTCCTCCAGTCAGTGTTGCATTTTGTAGAAGTTGCCAATTCTCTGAGCGCAACAGCGTTCCTATTCTTTATGGTGATCTTCTTCTGGACTCCGCCACACTTCTGGGCTCTAGCTATTA